CAGTATTACCCAGCCCAACAGAACTACAACCCCATGTAGTTATGCCCAGACAAAAGAGCCCTGCTCATGACTGGTGTTTTACAATTAATAACCCCCGACGGAGGGATCACCAACGTGTCCAGGATTGGCAGTATAACTACCTCATCTACCAACTGGAAGTTGGAGACCAGGGCACGCCCCACTTGCAAGGGTTTGTGCAATTTACAACAAAACAAAGGCTAACAGCCCTAAAGAAGCTCCACAAGAGCGCTCACTGGGAGCCCCGACGTGGTTCAGCCTACCAGGCTTCACACTACTGCGAAAAGCCCGTTCCTGACTGTGATTGTCACCACTGCGTGGACACACCTCGAGTGTACCCACAGTTTATCTTTAAGAACGGTAACATCTCCGCCCCAGCCGGAGAAAAGTTGACGTCCATCGCCAGAGTAATCAAAACAAAAGGTTTGAGTGCCGCGATAGACAACTATCCCACCCACTACATGGGTATGAACCGTGGAATGGTAAATCGACCACCAATTAATTACAAGGAGGCCCTTGCTAATTTTTATTCTCCTCAACGAGACTGGCAGACTGTCGTTTCAATTTGTTACGGGAAGCCAGAGACTGGAAAAACTCGTTACGCCATGCTGGCCCCTTCCCCTTACAAGCTCGCTGCTTTCGGAGCGGAAGGTTCGACCGACTTCTTTGGGGACTATCGTCCCGATCAGCATGAGACCCTCGTCGTTGACGACTTCTATTCTAATTGGAAGTATACAACCTTTCTTCAAGTTTGCGACCGATATCCCACTGAGGTCCATACCAAAGGCGGGTTCCGTCAACTCCTTGTACGTCACATCGTGTTTACCTCGAATCACAGCCCCGGTGTATGGTACCCAAATGTTCTTGCCGACGCTGACAGACGGGAGAGCTTCAACCGGCGCATCCACAATATCATCTGGTTCACTCCTGATGGATATTGGGTAAAGAAGGGTACCCTTCCATGGCCATGTCCATTTCTTCAGCCTCTTGCGTGGAACCATGTTCTTCGGAACGAAATGCTGCCAATTGCTCTGCTGCCTCAGAATCAGAATCTGACGATTCATGAGAGAGGTATTCTGGATCCCAGTCAGCTTTTTGTCTAAGTTGTTTACTCATTTCTTAGAAGAAATAATGCGGCAACGCAACGAATTCCGGAACGCGCATCGCGAATAAAAGTCACAAATTAATTCCACGAAATTAATTCAAGGTCGATATGGGTCCTATGAGACAGTACAAACCTACAGGTTCCCCTCGTGCGGGTCAAAGAGCCTACAAATCGGTTTACAGCCGAAGGCCCAATCGACCGATGATGGGCCCATCCAACAAAGCCGTAAGCTTGTTGAAGATGGGTTATCTCAACCGTCGCGGTCAGCTTAACCGTGAGACCGGCTACGTTGACCTGGCTTCCCAGGTTTTTAACGGTAATACCACCGGTACTATCGTTCTTGCTGCCACCATCGTGCAAGGCGCAGCCGTCACGCAGCGTGTCGGAAAGAAAGTCCTCTGGAAAGGGATGCAAATCCGAGGCTATGCTCAAGCCGATAATACCACCCTTGTTACCGGAGGTACCTGGATTCTTGTCTACGACAAACGCCCAACCGGAGCCCTCCCAGCTATCACAGATATCCTGGTCAGCGTCAACTCTAGCGCCTTTCTCAACGACGCGAACAGCGGTCGGTTTAAGATCCTCGCTCGTCGAAGTTACTCTCTCACCGGTAACGTTGCAACTGCTGGTCAGCAGAACGACTCCACGTTCCAGATGATTGATGAGTATGTGAAGCTTAAAAACCTTCCAAGTGTCTTTAAAGCTGTAGGCAGCGGAGACATCGGTGACATTGAGGAGGGTGCCCTGTACCTCGTCACGGTTGGAACAACCCCAACAGGCACGGCTGATATGATTTTCCAGCTCGCGGCAAGGACTCGTTTCCTGGACGTATGAATAAATTAATTCATCGTCGATTTACTCAGACCACCAACACAGAGTTTAGGTTTAGCAGACCACCAACACACGTTAGGGTTGCAAGTATATCCTAACGAGGGAGGAGCGACCGGCTTGACCGGGAGCGACGACCGAGTCAAATTTGACCCCGCGCAAATTACCATCTAAAGAGCGAAGTTCGACCGCGTCGAAATTCGACCGCGCCTCCCAATTTGGGTGCGCGCGTACGTTGGGCTGGCA